TACCGCCATTGTTGGAAGTAGAGGCTGAGTTCGTGCTCATTGAAATAGTAGCCATTGTTCAATCTCCCTTCTTACGCTGCGTTATACTTAGCTGTTACGATACCTTCTGGACGAAGGATTTTTCTACCATATAGGTGCATACCACGAACAATGTCAGCAAAGCTGTCAGGGTCACGATATGATTCTGTTTTGTTGATCTGCTCTGCAGTTGCTACTGCTGAGTCATGTCCACCAACAATCACACCAAAGTTAGCATTTTGGTTTGCTGATCCAGATGTGCCTGGCCCTGTTCCTACTGCAGGTAGGTTTGAGGACACGTACATACGGAAGCCGTGAAAGTTGTTTACAACAAGACCATTGCGAAGACCACCAGACTCACCGAAGTCAGCGTTCATTAAGCGTGAATCTTCGTCACGCAATAGTTCCATGAACACAGGGTCAACAACAAGCCATCTGCCATCTGTATCAACTTGTTGTTGATCTAGCAAACGAGCCATACGAGCTACAACCATTGCTGGTGAAGCTGTTGCTGTTGGTAGTGAAGTTGCACCTGGCATACGTGCAGTTAGTGGGATAGAGTGATCCCCTGCAGATGACGTTGTGATGTTACCGAAGTCACCCTTCTTTAACTTCATTGAAGAAAGAAGTTCATCTGAACCAGCAGTGATAACAGACTTAGAACCGTTTACGGTTGTGTTAGCTGTATCTGGTGATCCATGTAGTGCTGACTGTTTGAAACCACAAAGGTATCCAAGTACGTCTTGATCATACTGATCTTTTAGACGATACGCTGCACGATCTGTTGCAAGTTGCATAAAGTTTACGTGACTATGCGCTTCTTCAATATCGTCCATTTTGAAAGCAAAGTAGTTAGCTTTGTCAATGGTCAACTGAAAGTCTTCATCGTCTAAGTCTTGTGCTGTGACAGTTGTGCCACGAGTATAAGCTTGCACTGAGATTTCTGGCTCTTTGATAATCTGAACCGTATCCCCTTGTGCGCTTATCTCTCCGAAATAATCGGAGTTAGTTATTTCTCCTACAACAGTACTCTTGCGAAAAGCAAGCTGTACCTGTTTGGAGTAGATTACTGGACTAAAATTACCGTTAGGTAAATTGCCGTAACCTGACGCTGATGAAAAAGCCATGATAAAAATCCTCCATTAGATGTTTGGCTTAAGTTAGTAAGCTAACACTTTGAAAGAGGCTAGTAGTTCTAGGGTGCAAGTACCGTACACGTTGGCCTTTGTGTACAGCATCGGGCCTATACTTAACTAGGTAGGTCTTACTTAGTAGTTGGGCTTAGTTAAGAAAAGCACAAAGGTAGCTAATAATAGGGCTTTATGCTTTTACTTCATAAACATAGTTATATATACTTAATCTACTATGTCAATAGTTTTTTATCGTGCACCACCAGAAATATCATATACAAACTTACCTGATCGTATAGCTTCCATAATATCTTCTGATCGTGCTTCATATTCTTTGGCAGACATTTTCTGTACCTGTGACTCTAAAATCTGTCCTGATACACCTTCGCCATCAATTTTAGTTGTTCTTTTTGTACTAACTTTTGATGCTGCATCTTTAGTTGTTTTCTTTTTAGACTTGATGTCCATACCGTTGTCAACTTTAAACAGATCAATAACACGTACAACTGATCTAGGATCATCTTGATTTTCGTATAAAGCGTCCTGTACCCATTTAGGTTGCTCTGCTGCCCAGTTGTGAAAGTCATCGCTCTCACGTAACTCATCGAAGTCGGGGTGCATTTTTCTTATTGCATTTTCTGATTTAGTGCGTTGGGTTTCTGCATTAAGTTGATCTATTTCCTGCAGTCTTTTATCTGCTTTTTCAAACTTTTCTTCTGCTTTTTTAGTAGCAATAGTTTCAACAATGCTTGCTATCTCTGGATATTTTTTAGACCATGCCTCTATACTTTCATCTGAACTAGGTGGACGTAGCTCACCTTTAGCTGCATTTTCCATCTGAGCTTTTAGTTCTTTTATTTCCTCAGACTGTTTGTTTAAATGCTTGCGTAAGTCACTGTACCGTTTTTTATACGTTCTTTCTTCAGCAGATAGCGTTTCTTCTTCAGCTTTTGTATCGGCCTCTTTCGCTTCGGTACTTTCTTCTTGTTTAGGATTGACTTCTCTCTCTTCCATGAGGGCTTTGAGTTCTGCTTCATCCTGTTCTATGCGTTTTCGATTTGCTGTAAGTGTTGATTTATTTTGTACAAATCCTGCATTTTTTGGTGTTTCTACTTCTGTTAGTTCTGGCATGTTATTACTCCTTATGTTGGGGCCAGCCGTAGCTGGGTAGCCTTATAGTTATATGGATTTAGTTTTGATAGACTGCTGCTACACCTGCAGGTGTGCCAGCCTCAAACTCTTCAAATGAAAAATCTTCATCCTCTTCATCATCAGAATCAAATGTATATCTAGTTGTATATTCTCCTCCACTAGGTAGTTGAGTTTCTGTTATACTAGGATCGTCAGTACCAGTTCCACCTCCCTGTGTTATGAAAGCAGCCTCTGTTTCTGCAGTACCACCGTAAAATGTATCTGGTCCTGCACCTGCTGGAACGCTTGGGCCATCACCATCTCTGTCACGTAAAGTTTGAATATAGGCTTGTTGTTGTGCTATTATGTTTTGTGCTTCCTGAGAGTCTGCTTCAAAGGATGTTGCAGGTTTAAAAAATCCACTACCTGATATCCTTGAAAGAGCAAAGTTAGCGTTTATCCTTGCTGTATTATACATATCTAAATCAGACTGAGATAAAGTATTACCTTGATTATCTTTTCCAGATTGTAAATACTTTGATGCTGTGGAAACAACATTTTCTGCTATTTTTTTATTTTCTCTTACAGCTAATTTTTCTAAAGCAATACCTCCAACTCCAGGCAATAGTAAATTACCTACAAAGTATACAAAACCTTTTTCTGCTGCATTAAGCAGACCTGCATTAGGATCACTTTGTAAAGAAGAAGAGTAATTTTTAAACATATCATTAGTCCACTTATTTACAGGTGTATTTCTAAATGTAGGTTTTGGATCAGGTTTATCACCATCACCGCCACCATCAGACTGTCTTTTTTGTTCTTGTACTTCTACTGGTGT